TCGTTCGTTGATATTGCAAACTACGCAATCATTGCATTGATGGTGCAGCGTGGGGTATGGGCTAAGCATGCCAAGAAATCGGAATAAGACTTACGAAGAGCAACGGATCTCAAGGATCCGCTCTTATGGAATAAGTGTTGATGATTATAATCGTATGCTTGAAGAACAAGACGGCGGATGTTATATCTGTGGAAAGTCATATACGAATCGTGCTCTTGATATTGATCATGACCACACTACTGGCAAGGTACGAGGTCTCTTGTGCTCGCCTCACAATAGAGTATTAGGTCTACTCAACGACGATCCAGAGTTGCTGTTACTAGCCCACGCATATTTAATTAAACAACATGACTGAGTTAAACCGTGATCATCCTATATGGGATGAAGTTAATGAGATTAATATATCAATAGCTTGGGGTTTGTCCAAGCGTTACCATAGATTTGTAGAACTTGCAGACATAAGACAAGCAATGAATGAGTACGCATGGAAACGTAGAGATAAAGTTGCACAGTATTTAATTCGTGAAGACCCTATTGAAATCAAGCAGGGATACAAAGCATTCAGTACGTTCATGCGTAGGGCTGGCGAGCGGTACGCTCGCAAAGAGAAGGCTCGCACTCTTGGTTATGAACTAGGTGATGAGTACTTCTATCGTCTAGATCTAATTGAGAATCTAATTAAAGTTGCTGGTACTGACGAATCATACTTGGCTAACCAAGTCTTCGATCCAGATGTACATGGGGTCAAGGCTAAGAAGCCAGCTAATGAAGGCAACAATCTGGCAGCAATGATTGCTGATGTGGATAGAGCAATGAAGAAACTAGATCCCAGAATGCAAGGCATACTGACATCTAGATTTGTAAACGACATGCCACTTGTGGACATAGCCGAGGCTTGGGATATCTCACCTCAGCGTGTAGAACAATTGGTTATAAAAGGAATAAAAGACATAGCAGACAAACTCGGAGGGGTAACACCATACTAATGAAAAAGAAACCATTTTGGAAAACAACTAATCCAAAGAAGACATCAACACCACTAACACCTGAACAAAAATCTGAGGCACGTGCTCGTGCTAAGGCAGCAGGTAGACCGTATCCAAACCTAGTAGACAACGCAGCAGCAGCGAGAAAAAAGAAAAAGAAATAATGCCTCAGTACGATTTCAAATGTGATGTCTGTGAAGACAGCACAGTAGAGATGCACCTATCATTTGATTTAACTGAGCGACCCAACTGTGATCGTTGTGGAAATGCAATGACCAAAGTATTCACACCACCAGCAGTTCACTTTAAAGGTGGAGGATGGGGTGGTGACCATGTCAAAAGTTAAGTCAGTTAAAGATAGGATCATGGTTACTTGGTGTGACAATGGAACTACTGATGGAAAGTTTACTCAAGGACTTGTGTATACAATTCTAACTAGTGGTGTACCTATTGTCTCAGCTCAGCGTGTACAAGGTAACCAGATAGGTAGACAAAGAGAGACTGCATTTAATACTTGGCATAAGAAGACAGACATTGAATGGATCTTGTGGGTAGATTCAGATATTGTTCTTACGAACGAGGCTGTGCAAAAGTTATGGGCTTTGGCTGATGCCAAAGATAAACCAGTTGTTAGTGGCACATACTTCATATCTAAACAGAACGAGCAGGCACTCATGGAACCATACCCTGCGCTGTTTATAGCCCATCCATCAGATAAATATATGATGTCTTATGTTCACCCAATGGAGGAGAATGTTGTAGTGAAGGTTGATTATGCTGGCTTTGGATTCCTTCTGATGCACAGGTCAGCAGCTGATACGATACGAAATTTTCATGGTGACAAACCATTGTTCATGGAAACTTCTACTGGTCAAGAAGGTTTAAATGGTAGAGATCAATTCATTGGTGAAGACATTCAATTTTTCATGGCAATGAAGGAGGCTGGTGTTCCACTCTATGCTCATACTGGAGCAACAGTTCAACACATGAAACGATTTGCATTTGATATAGAGTTCTATAAATTATATTGGGTTACGCACATGGTCGCAGGCGAGAAAGAAAAAAAGGCGGAGGCATGACGCCCCCGCCTTTAATTTATTTCTTGGATACAGTAGAGAAGAACTCTCTACTCTTTGCATCTAGATTCTTTAAGGTCTGATACATCTCCGTCTTACCTCGTTCGTAACCATAATGGTTACCAATCCAGTATGCAGTTATACCTGCAAGGATTTGCATCAGTAATGTGAATCCATTGTAAAACATTATTGTGCTCCTATTCTTTTGAGTAGGTCGTCTGGATTTTCCAGACGAACTATTGTTCCCTTACCACCTGTATCAGGTGATGAAAGATTAGGGAAGAACTTCTCCGCTTGTAAGCGGGTGTTGAACTCACCCCATGCTTGTACTGGAACCCAGTCTGCCAACTTTGCTACGACAATAAACGATTCTCTCTTGGTTCTAGATTTATCTAGAGCCTCAATGATTTCAATCGCTAGTGCCGTAGCATCTTCGGAGTTATCTGCGTCTGGATCTAGTAGCTTCGCTACTAGTTTTATTTCAGTTGGGCGTGGCTTACTCAAGAGTAAACCTTTATACATTGCACAACCTGTTGATGTTGCAGTAGTTCTTCTTGTGCTTTGTCTTCCGTCTTCGCTTCTATTACTGCATTGCAGTATGGACAGAAGATTGCATTCCATACTTCATGTATCATGATTACTCCTTTGCTACTTTGTGTTCATTGGTGATGATCTCGCACTCATCAGGTGTGGCTTCGGAGAAGTAGTAGAGGTGAGCACCAGCAATGAACAAGACTTCTTGTTCGGTGTCACCACTACCCATAGTGTCGTGATACGGACAGTACCACGACCACCCAGCCAACTGTTTAACCTGCAAACTAGGTGGTCTAGTCTGCAGGATATCTTTACTTATTAACTTACCCATTTGTATTCTCCTCTGGAGATAGAACTACAATGTCAACCATTGCTTCCTCTGCCTCCTTGTGTACGTCTGACTCTATAAGTTCGGGCTCATCTTTTTCTCCTGCATAAATATGCAGGTAATCAAGAGCCTTGATTATGTAGTTAGCCATGCGAATAGATATCTTTGGTGCTGCAAAAGGAGTTGGGTTATCCAACTCCTTTGCATACTTTTGTAATGGATTATCCATTAGACTCCTTTCGTCAGTAGTTCAAGAGCTTTGCTCTTGATGCGGTCAGCAGAACCAGTAACGATACGCTCTGCTCGTACTGACTCAGCCTTGTGACTGTAGTGATCTGCATACTCCACGATAGATTGGAACGCACCGAACCTAGTTCCGTATAGTTCCTCTTGTGTACCAGTATCACCACGATAGATTGCTTTAGCAGTAGCCCTTGCCACCGTTGCTGAATTGAACTGACGCTTCTGCCCTGCACTTAACAATGCATAAGGTGAGTTCTCAATGATGCTTGGGATCGACCACATCTTACTAAAGATATTGTCTACCTCTGCATCTGTTAACTTCTCGTTGATAAGTTTGTTACCGATAAGTTCATAGAACTTAATACCCTCATAGGTAACAGGGATGATGCGCTTGATATCCTCAATGCGGAACTTAGCATTGGTTGTGTGCTTGAGTGTGTATGTTCCAGCCTTAGCAAAGATACCTGCTATCTGATTGGTACAACGCAAGCGTTGGATTGATGGTGATATTTGTAGTGCAGTTGAACCATCGTGTGATGTCCTTGCTACAAGGTAGCAAGAGTGAGGGTCGTTGGCTATCTTAACTTCGTTAGGTAGCTCGAGCACCATGTATACCTGCGCTCCACCCCTTACCTCACCAGCATATGCATATCTTGCATCGCCTGAATCAACCAGTGCATCCAGACCTGAGAACATCTCCTCATTCTGGAACACCTTGTATCTACCACCGACAGTACCTAGTACTGACTGTGTTGCATCCTTATTGGTACGGATTGTTGCGAATGTTGATGGCACTTCGAGGGTGTTAACACCATCATTCGTTACGGCTAACGCTTGTACGTCAGCCAGTTGTACATGCCAGTCGAGACCAGCCTGTTGTGCTGCATCCTTTGCGGATGTAGCGGTTACTGCCTCGCCAATAATGCGGTATGCACTACGGCGACGAGGGTTGGATATTACTGTACTCATTTATTTCTCCTATTCGTTTGGTTGTGGGGTGATTATCTCACACACGTTTGTTGAAGTCAACAACTGCATCTGAGAGTGTATCGAAGTAGTGACCTTGAAGGGTCGAGATACCTTCGCTATTTACATACGCTTTCCATGTTACATATGGGTCAGCTTTGCGTATGCTTGGTACTTGCTCTTGCTTATCCAGTACCCAAAGGCACAGGACAACATGAGCATCATCATTTAGTGCTGGCTTATGGTCGATGATAACTGCCCCATTGGGGCAGATACCACCTACAGATACGGATGACCTCATACTCTGGTCACACTTTGTATACTCACTCGCTCAATGAACACATCACTCTGCTCCACATCATCATTCTGTAATGAGAATGGTGCATCATCGGTGAACCATAGGTTCTTTACTTCTTCCTTTGCATTATCCTCACTCTCAGCAGTAATGGTGAATGTGGCATCCACATACAGGCTTACCTTAACTTCGTACGTATGTTCGAAGGTAAGGGGTGTTCCCCATATGTCTGTGATCACCTCATTCACATACTCAAGTGGGATTTCATCAGTAAGTTCACAATTATTAGCGGCTATGTAGTCGTTAATACGTGTGACTAGGTCACGCACTTTAGTGCGTTGTGTATAGACAGTCTCGGTGAGTGTGCCTATCTTAGTATTCAATGAAGCAATCTCTGATTGCGATTCATTGGCTGGTGTTCCGTCTATCATGGTCATACTCTTGCACCTACCTTTCGTAGTCGTTCATCTATAGTCATGGCTGTTGTGTCATAACTGTTTGCACCTTCTCCATCTGCGCCTTCCAACCACAGAATTACATTCTTGTGCCTGATGGTCGAGCCATCACCGTACAAGCTCATGAGTAAGGCACCTGCTGCGTAGTCGTACACCTCAGCAATTACCTCACCACTTGGATCGCATACTTTTACTTTCATTCGCTTGCCCCCTTGTCTATCAATACATAAGGTCGCACAGTTGCTCCCCATGTTTTCGTTCCTTGCTCTCGCATTATTCCTTGCCTGTTCCTTGCTTGAACCCGAAGGTCCATTGCTTTCTGCATTAACCCATGAGCCATGTCTTCGGCTTGGTTAGCCAAGTCCAGTAACTCACTAGGTTCTTTATCGTCATACATATTTTCCCCTTTCGGTCGGTGTTGAACCCTTATCTAAACAGATCTTCGATCTGTTATCAATGAAAGACAGGTGCGCCCCATGTCTCGAGCATGCTATCGCTTGTGTCCTTGTCATTAAGCAGGGCATCAGCCAGACTACATACTTCTTCTGGAAAATCTATCCAGTTTTGTGCGTCGTATGTTAACTCCTCACCTTTAGGTGTGAGTATTCGTGCATCTATGTCTACGACTTGGCGTGTGCCATCCTCGTATTCTTCTAACTCACCCCATAGGTGGATGCCCCACTCTTTACCTTCAACTGTTATCCAGTTGTATTGTGTTATGTCGGTCATGTTTATTCCTATCTCTTGGTTGAACTGAATCGGATATCGGCTTTGCCGTATACACATAGCCCGCAACTAACACAGGCTGACCCGCTCTTGGATATGAGTGGGATTTGCTTAGTCAATGCTGGACATTTAGCACCGACTGAGCCAGTTATGCGAAGCATTTCATCCTCCGCATTTGCGAATGTGTCTGACAGCCACGCTAGTTTGGTGTCTGTCTCTCGCCGAACTTGTTCGGCAATGTGTTTGTTCTCCTCATCTGCGCTGTAATACAGCGACAGATTGTCAAGCCCTGATAGTGAGTAGGCTGCGGATCGCACTCGTGTGTAGCACCAGAACTGTATCTCTGGGTGCATCATGATTACTTTCTGCCATGCATACTCATATGTTTGATTGAAGAAGTCGCCATCCCAATGGATGCGGAATAACTTCGGGGCATTCCGTTTCTCACAGTCCTTGATGAAATCAATCATCATGTCATCAAGTAGGTCAACCATTTGGTTGACGTCGGCGTCCTTTAATAGTTGCCAGTTGTGAAGCAATACTTCCTTCACTCCCTTGTATACACGCTCGAGCTTGCCTGCATAACACACCTTCTCGCAGATACTTGTGGCATCAGGACATGAGAAGGCTTTGCCTGCTGGCAAGCCGAAGGTGTTGCGAATTGCTGAAGCCTTGCCACTTGGCGAGACTAGGTTAGTAACTTTGCGGTCATGACTTCTAAGTAACGACAGCATCTTGCTCCTTTCTGTTGGTTAATTGTTGCCACTTATTCAAAGCACATCTTTGATGTGCTAAAAGATCAGGCAGGCGGGTCACTTATGTATCCCTCCGCTAGTAGACCTTCGAAGAAATCCCATATCTTTACGAGACCTTCTCGTATCTCCGTGTCATTAGGCGGGAGATAGAACTCTGCCCCATTCAGGGCAGAGCCGAACTTCTGTATGTCCTCATACTTGTATCCCATCATTCGTCTGCTCCTTCGTATAGTTCTTGAAGTATGTCTTCAAGTAGTCCGTCTAGAAAGTTGTCAACTCTCCCGTTGATTTCACTAACTGCCTCAGCGAATGCTAAGGCAGTTGGATTTCCCTCACGATTATCTTTATAGATAGCCTTGAGTTCATCTACATTCATGTGTTCGGTCATGCTTTTACCTCCTCGTTTGCTAGATGTTTGTGTATCTCACACTCTTTGAGTGTGTCTTCATCTATGAACTCTCCGTAATTACACTTTGAGCATAGATAGTTGTCGCATTTCTTACATGATTCAAGTGTGTCAAGTGCTGAGCATTGACGACACCTGCTTGTGTATTCCTGTATCACTACTGATACACCATTGGTGAACTCCACTTCACCACCCCAGCCTGTCTCCTCCTCAAACTCAAGGTTGAAACCGACATCAGGGTATTGCTGTGAAAGAGAGAGCATTGCTCCTTCGGCAACACCCCAAGGGGTGTTGAATCTATACTGAAGAGAGATCTCGCTCTCCTCCGCAAGCTCAGGCTCGCTAGCATCCCACTTGACTCCCCAATTATGGATGTTCCAGTTATACCAATTCCATTCGGTATCACCTTGTTTCTCACCATTGGCGTAGCCATGTGTTCCGTGATACTCGCCTGTCTTGTCATCAGGTGGGCGAGTGATGTTCCAGAAAGATAAATCTTTCTGAACAGTTTCTGTTATCCATTCTTCAGACGGAAAGTCCTGATGTTTGGATTCATAAGGCGCAGACAACTGCGCCTTAATCTTGGCTATTACTTGAGGCTCTGCCTCAATTAGTAGTGTGTTGTAGCACCAGTTAGGCATCTTGGTATTCCCCTTTCGCTAGTCCGTAGTTGACGAAGATGTCAAATGCGGTGTCGTTCACTTCCTTCTTGACGAAGTCAACCATTACATTCTCCGCCCATGAATCGGCGTAGTCGGTTTCATCTGACACATACAATCCGAAACCAACTTCGCTGTCATGCTGGTCACCTATTAGTTGTGAAACAACTATCCTTGTTCCATAACTGGTGTCTTCCCAGCGTGGTCGTGCCTTGTCAAGGGCGTAGGCTAGGTCAACTTCCCACCTGTCTGCTCCCCAATGTGAGTAAAGCGTTACATTCTTACCGCTATCGTCTTGTATAAAGACGAAGTTAACTCTTGCTCCCATTTACTTGCTCCCTTCGCTTGTGTTTTGTATGGCTACATCTTTGTAGCCATTGCCTATCCAGTAACCTGCTAGTTCATTCGCTTGCTCATAGGTAAGCAAGTTGGTATTCATTTCACTTCCTCCTACCCATACTGTCCAACTCATGCTTGCTCCTCCTCATCTTCATCATTGCCGAACAACTCTTGCCAGCAGGTATTACATGTGCGTGAGATTAACAACTCTCTATCTCCGATAGAGAGGTCGGGGAAGATGTCCTGAACTAATCTGCGTGAGCCTCTAGGTAATTCCCATTCAGCCCACGCTAGTTCAGGGGCTATCATCAGCGTAGTTTTGGCACAGCGACGGCAGGTAATACCTACCATTTGCTTTATCTCATTCATGGTTAGCCCTTTCGTTTGCTTGCTCGCTCAGCCAACTTGGCTGGTGAGTATCCGCCTACAGTTCTGCCTGTCTTACGATTAACCTTCGGTGCTTTCTTCCATGCCTTGCCATTCTTGCGGTCAGGATTTCTCATAGTTGCTCCTTTCTGAAGCGACAAAAGAGGGGATAGCGATTTGCTACCCCCCCTAATCAAGCAGACTTTGTCTGCTATAAAGAACGCTCTCGTATAGCACGAGTGAGACGAGCGTTCTGAACTGTTGCCGTAATCATCAACGAAGTTGATGTAGTGATTGCGATTATGATTGCGATTAGCGTTCCTGCGTCTAGATACATTATGCGACTACCTCCAATCTTGCCCATGTGTTGCCTTTGTTTGCTTCGGTGATGAACTTTTCTACCTCTGGTAGAATGAGGTCTTGCGCCATCTGATTTAAGAAGGAGACTTGGTCTCCTTCAGATAGGGCAAGGAGTTTCTTTACAGTTGAGTTGCTTTCGTCAACTACAGTTTGTAGTTGTATTGTGATTGGGTGTGTGATGGTAGTCATTATGCGACACTTCCTTTCAGGGTTAGGTAAGCCTTTGGCTCAACCTTCGCAATCTCGCTGGCTACGAGCGTGAAGTTTGGATATGCCTTGAAGGCTGATAAGATTGCCTCAATCTTCTTTGAAGATTTGGCGGTGTTGCTGGTGATACGCACCTTTGCGAAGATGCGCTTGGTATCTGCTTGGCTGACATGAACAACGCCGTTCTTAACGACGCCGACTAGTGTCTTAGTTCCAACTGTTCTCATGGTGTTCCTTTCGTCAATAGCCAAACCGATTTGATTTGACCCCCTTATCTAAGCAAATCTTTGATTTGCTATCAATGAAAGACGCACACGATCACACGAGCTCGCACATGCGAGCAGCCACCTGCTCATTCGCATATGAACTATTACTTGCTCATGCGTGAATCTCGCATGCGCCCGCACACACATACACACATATACATACATACACACAGGCACACACATACATACACATACACACACAGCAGGCAGACACTCCGTTCATTTACGCTGGGTATTTGACATTGGGCTGGAGGTATGAGATAATTCTCGGTGTCAGTTGAGGTGGTCTCAACGACAGTTCCGAAAGGACAGCAAGATGAGTAATATCTACATGAACGCAGACCTGTTCGCCGACCTAACCGCAGAGATTGCGCTGGTCAAGAAGTCTTACAATATCCCCACGCTGGAGCATGTGCCTGAGTTTGAACTTAGTTCACTCGCAGAGGCACACGCTGGCGATATCGTTCGCAAGGGTAAGCATGTTGGTATCGTGTTTGATGTTCAATCATGCGGGGGTAATGAGGCTCTCGCAATCGTATTCAATAGTGGGCGTGTGGCTACACATACACGCAAGGCTCGCTAGATAGATAGTCAGGCGAAGCCCTGCGCTCAGTAGCATGAGCGTGGGGTTTTGTCAACTCTGAGCGTGTTTTTCTGTGGGGCGAGGGGCGACCTTTGCCCCTTTTTTTGTGCGCTCGCCCTAGCCGACCCCCACCATGTTTAACACCACCCCCCACCCTCCCCCCACTATCCGTAAAATAATATTCACCAGAAAACCAGCTCTGACCTGCGGTTATGTTAATTTATAAATAACCAATAAAAGATTTATTTATTTTGCTCTTGAAACACGCCGATGCTCAAGACCCCTATATAAGTATAGGGCGAAATATATTGAGCCCCCAAAGGCAGGCTCTAAGCCTGCCAATAAGTACTTATAAGCATAAGTGGGGATACTTCTGTCCAGACCCCTGTGGACCCCTACAGGCACTGGAGGAACGTTGGAAAGACAATTGGCACCAGAAGAAGCCAGAAAAGAACTTATCCTCTTGGTGCGCCAAGGGCGCACAATCGTTGATGGTTTAAAAGTTATTGGTAGATCTAGATCTTGGTACGATACCCAACGCCGAGAAGCCGAGGGCTTCTCAGCTTTAATAGATAATGCTCGGTTTAGAACACAGGACCTCGCCGATGAGGCTCGGTCTAACTTATCTGATTTTGCAGAGTTCTCTGAAAAGTATCTTGGTACCAAAGTACCACTTCACATGCTTAATGTGGTATCTCTTCTAGAAGGTAAAGATCCTTCTTGGTTACATGATTCCATGGTTTATGAAAAGGGATCGGCGGGCTTATCCCGCCTCTTGGTAAACATACCCCCTAACCATGCTAAGACCATGACTATAACAATTAACTATGTAACCTACCGAATAGTTAAGAATCCTAATATTAACGTCATGGTTATATCCAAGACACAGGAACAAGCAAAGAAGTTTTTATACGCTATCAAGCAAAGATTAACCCATCCTCGGTACGCTGACCTTCAGGTAGCCTTTGGTCCAGCCGATGGATATAAAGCAACCGCCGACCAGTGGTCGGCTACTAAGGTATACCTTGGTGGCGATGTACGTGAGTCAGATGCTAAAGACCCAACTGTAGAAGCTATAGGAATGGGCGGGCAGGTTTATGGTAACCGTGCCGACTTAATAGTTTTAGATGACGTGGTCACTCTGAGTAACGCTTCAGAGTGGGCTAAGCAACAAGAATGGATTCGCCAAGAAGTTGCCTCTCGTCTACCACCAGGTGGGGGTCAACTTCTTGTTGTTGGTACCAGAGTCTCTGCAGTTGATCTATATAAAGAATTAAGAAACCCAAGCCACTACACCGATGGTGTATTACCTTGGTCATATTTATCGATGCCTGCGGTCTTAGAATACGCAGACGATCCTAAAGACTGGAAATGTCTATGGGAAAAATCCGAACAACAACTCACTGAGGATGATATCCCAGATGAGGATGGCTTGTTTGATCGATGGACAGGACAGCGTCTAACGGCTGTCCGTAACGAGGCAGGACCATCTAAGTGGTCACTGGTTTACCAGAACCTCGATATTGCGGAGAATGCAATCTTCGACCCGATGTGCGTCAGAGGCGCAGTAAATGGAATGAGAAAATCGGGTGCATTGGTTGCAAGCGCAGCAGGTCATCCTGAGAACTCTAATAACTTTTTTAGAGTCATTGGTATAGATCCAGCAATGTCTGGTGATACCGCTGCTGTTGCTTATGCGGTTGACCGCAGGTCACATAAACGCTATATCATGGACGTTCACGTCATGACGGCTCCTACACCTGCAGCAATCCGTTCTCTTATCAAGGAGTGGACCGATGCGTATAAACCGCATGTGGTCATTGTGGAATCAAATGCCTTTCAGCTTTTCCTTACACAAGACGAAGAGATTCGTAACTTCCTGTCAACACGAGGAATTAACTACAGACCTCATTACACAGGAAATAACAAACAGGATCCAGAGTTCGGCGTAGCCTCTCTGGCTCCATTGTTTGGCACCATTACCAAGCGGGATGGTGTCATGAATAACTTTAAGCATGCTGGAGATAACTTAATTGAATTACCAGATAGCTCAAAGAATGAACACGTAAAGAAGTTAATCGAACAACTTGTAACCTGGCAACCAGGAGTACAAGGCAAGAAGCTCAAGATGGATGCCGTAATGGCATTATGGTTCTGTGAGATTGTAGCAAGAGAAACTTTACTTACCTCGAATAATGTACCTAACTTTTTAAGTAATCAATTTACTCCTAGAAAAGATATTGAATCAAGATACATTATTAACTTAGATGACTTAGCTGCAGCGCAGCGGACTGCGAGATTGTGACTTAATGAAAGATTTACAAGATGCCTTTGAGCAATTAAAAGCTCGTAACTCCGAACGTGATAGACGTATGCGTGAGGTTGCATTAGTAAGATCAGGACAGGCAGACCAAGTATTCCCAGGATTATTTCCTGAAGGAGTATGGTCACGTCCTATCATCGCTAACCTTGTTGATGTCGTTGCTCGAGATGTCTCCGAACAAGTCGGTGTTCTACCTACCATTACTGCTGCTGGGGATTCATCATTAGATGATAGCCAGCGTACCAAAGCTGACAAGCGTACAAAGATTGCTAACTACTATGTAGCAGCATCCAGACTAGGTACAGAGTTACTGCGTGGCGCAGATCAACTAGCAACATACGGTTTCGTTCCTATTAGAGTTGAACCAAACTTTAAAGACAAGAGACCACATATCCATATTGAAAACTCTATGGGTGCATATTATGATCAAGATCGTTTCGGTGTTGTAAATGTATACGCTCGCTTATATCACCGTAAGGCTGGTGATTTAGCAGCACACTTCCCAGAGTATGCAGGTCAAATATTACAGTCTGGTGCATATACTCGTGGTGATGGTAACTCATTACTACAGGTTGTTCGTTGGACAGATAAAGAAAGAACAGTTTTATTTTTACCAGATCGTGGAGGTTTAGTTCTTGCAACGACACCCAACAAGACAGGTACGGTTCCAGTTGCGATTGCTCAACGTCCTTCACTCGATGGCGAATCAAGAGGACAATTTGACGACGTCTTGCCAGTGTATGCAGCGAAAGCGAGACTTGCGCTTCTTACAATGGAGGCTGTTCAAAAATCTGTTGAAGCTCCCCTTGCTCTTCCTAATGATGTTACTTCTCTATCCATTGGTCCTGATTCGGTCATTCGTTCGAACAGTCCTGAGAAAATTCGTAGGGTTAATTTAGACGTACCTCAATTTGCATTTGCTGAGAACAATGTTCTAGCAGATGAAATGAAATTAGGAACTCGCTTTCCTCAAGCTCGTGCAGGACAAGCAGAAGGTTCAGTTGTTACAGGTCAAGGTGTTAAAGCACTTATGGCTGGATATGATTCTCAAGTTAAGATTTACCAATCAATACTTGGCGAAGCAATAGGTCAAGCAATCTCATTTGCATTTGCAACTGATGAAGCATACTTCCCAGAGTTAAGTCGTGAAGTATCTGCAACAGCCAACGGAGTTCCATATAAATTAAAATACAAGCCAAGTTCAGATATTAATGGTAACTATGGTGTAACCGTTGAATACGGTTTAATGGCAGGTTTAGATCCCAACCGTGCATTGGTATGGGGTCTACAAGCAAGAGGAGATAAATTAATTTCTCGAGGAATGTTGCGTCGCAACCTTCCTATCTCACTAAATGCTGGTGAAGAAGAAAGAGCAATTGATATTGAAGAGATGCGTGATTCCCTTAAGGCATCCGTATCTTCTATGGCTGCTGCAATCCCACAAATGGTTGCACAAGGTCAAGACCCAATGAAGATTATTGAAAAAATGGCAAGCGTAATTAATGATCGCAAGAAGGGTGTCACCCTTGAAGATGCGGTTTCAAATGCATTTAAACCAGAACCAGCACCAAAACAACAGCCAGCCCAACCAGGAATGCCAGAAGTACCAGCAGCACCTGAACCAACGGCTGGTGGTCAAGTACCAGAACTTCCACAAGGTAGACCAGCAATGCAAGAACTTCTTGCAGGGTTAACTGGTGGAGGAGATCCAAATCTATCAGCGAGAATTACTCGTCAAATACCAGCATAATAAGGAGAAACAAATGTTCGGAAAACAAGGAAAATCAGCTAAGGCTCCAACTGCAACTGCAATGATTGGCAAGAAAAACAGTGGCGGAGTTAAAGGTGGCGGAATGATTAAGCAAGGCGTTACACCTAAAGGCATCAAAGGCAACAACAATAAAGTTAGATAAATTTTCTATATAAATTAAGGATACCCATGGCAACCAAAAAAAGACCTACAAGGTTTAGGCAAGGTCGCAGACAAGGTAAAGTCGATGCTAAAAAAGTCTTTCAAGGTGCTGCCAAGGCAGGACTAAAAGACAAAGATCGTTTTACTAAATTCTCTGCCGATGATATTGAAGCACTTAATGAAGTAAAAAAGGAAGCTAAAAAAGGTTATATTACCGACGACAGAGGTAATAAGATTAGCGTTAAGCCTACTGAAACTTCACTCGAGCGTATTGCTCGTGATCGTGCTGCCTCCAAAGCAGAGGCATTAAGAATGTTTCCTTATGATGAGGCTGAATTAAAAGCCATGTCTAAGTCTGATCGTGCTATTGCTGAAACAGCACAAAAAAGAATATCTCAACCTAATGCATCATCATCAGGTAAGCCAGAAGGTAGAACTGCATCATCAGCCCAAAAGGTTCGTAGTGGTGTAACTGTTAATGAACCAAAGCCACAAGGTTACAAGGTTGATAAAGATGGTAATAAAATTAAAGAACCTAAAGCAATAACTGAAACAACTCGCCGTGCTGCAAAAAACAAAGCTCTTGCAAATTCTGCTAAAGGTAAAACACAAACTCCTACCGCTGAAGCTGCTCGTAGATCAGCTAAACCAGAAGGTAAGAAACTACCAGTTGCTAAAAAAGGTTTTGCTGCAGGTAAAGAACTTAATGCAGAAGGTAAAGCCATGTACGACAAGTTTATTAAAGAAGGTATAAAGCCTAAGTCTGCACTTAATAAAGCTTTATTCCGTCAGGAAAAAGGCGCAAAGGTAGCAGCTAAAGCTGCAGGTCCTGTTGCTACAGCAGCCAAGTCTGCTGCCTCAAAAGTTAAGAAGCAAGGTCCAGTTACTAAAGGACAAATGGGTAAAGTTGCCAAGGTAGTAAATTATGATCCAAAAACTAAAATGGGAACAACTCGTCCAGAAGGTTTAACTCCAAAAGTACGCAAAGAAATTCAAGCAAAGTATGATGCTGCTGGGCGTAATAGCGGAGGCATGACTGCTCGTCAAGAAGCTAGATTGCAACGCAGGGTTTCTAAGAGTGATCGAAAGATGTCTAAACTTCGTGCTGCTGATCCTGCAAAATTTGATGCACGAGAAGCTCTTGCTCGCAATACTAAAATAACTCCTGCTGAATACGCAAAAGAAAGAGCAAAGATTGGCGATACAGTAAGACCAAAGCCAGCGGTTGCTCCTAAACCAGGTAAGTTTAAAGCTATGCAAGATAGCAAGTTAAAATTATCAACAAGTAAAGAACTTGCTGTACGTCCTAAGCCAGGTGCAGTTGCTACTAAGGCAGCATCATCATCTGCTAAGAAAAAGTTTACTGCTAAAGGTGCAGCACTAGGTGCTGGCAAATTTGCAAAATCAGCCGTTACAGGAAGAGTTGGATTAGCTTTAACTGCTGGTGCTTTATTAGGTAAACCAATATTACAGGCACTAACAAAAGATCCACAAGCAGGTAAGAAACAATCTACTACAACTACTCCTACAGTTAAAAGCCGTAGTAACCAACCACGTATCACTGGTCAAGGTAAATTTATTGGTGTAGGTGCAGGTGGTTCTACTTATAAAGTAAATGCTGGAGATACATTATCTGGTATTGCTAAGAAGTCTGGCGTAACTCTTTCAGAGTTAATGGCAGAAAACAAGAAAATTAAAGATCCTAGAAAGATCTACAGGAATA